ATGACGAAACGAAAAACCCTGAACTGGAAGAATCAGAAACAGAAGAAGGGCAAGATCAAGGCGAAATCTCAAACGGAGAAAATAGCTCAAGTGATGGAGAGCCAGTATCGAGCGAAAGCGAAGCAGGAGATCCTAGCGAAGTTTCCGAAGCTGGACATTCTGAATCCGACACTCTACAAAACGATGGAAGAGGACGGAGCCCTTCAGATAGCGAAGATAGTTCAGAAACAGGAGAAGAAGAAAAAGTCTCTTCTGACGAAGTGGACGAACATTCTAGCGAATCTAGTTCTGTGGCCCTTCCTGATGGTGTTCAGATTGGTGGCGGTCAAGAGGGTGCCTGTATCCGTATCTCGCAAAAATACAAAGGTGGATGGGTAGACATGAGCCTTAAGCAGTGGGAAGAAGTTTTCAACCAAGTTGAGAAAGTCCTAAGTGCGAGAACCAAGTAAAAAACAAATTTTAGCCGAGTTAGTTCGGCGACGTAAACAGCGGGTCAAAGTCTTAGGTGGCTTGACCCGCTTACGAGATCCTAACTTCTTAAAACAAAATGAAGTTTTAGAGGATCGTTCGAGTAGATTCAAAGCAATTAACTGCACTAGACGTTCAGGAAAATCATATACAGAAGCAATAGAGCACATGGAAATTTGCGAAGAGTTTCCAAAGAGTAGAACCGTTTATGCTGGCCTAACTGGGGACTCTGTTGCGGAAATTATTTGGGACGTTTTTAAGGATCTTAATAGGATCGGTAAGTATGATTGCAAATTCAATGAAACTAAAAAGATAATATTTCATCCTAACGGATCTAGGACAAGGCTAATTGGACTAGATTCTTCAGCAAGAGAAATGAGAAAAGTTCTAGGTCAAAAGCTTAGAAAGTTTTCAATAGATGAAGCCGGTTCAATAACCCAAGACATGAAAAAACTTTGTTACCAGATGATTATGCCGGCTCTAACCGATTTAGCCCCTAATTCTTGGCTAACCCTTCTGGGTACTTGTGAAAATATCCCTAACACATTCTTTGAAGCTGTAACCGAAGGGACTGAAAAAGGTAGAGACTGGAAAGTCTATAAATGGACTGCATACGAAAACCCACACATGAAGAAACAATGGACTCTTGAAATCAATGATATGATTAAGCAGAATCCTTTAGTGGTCGAAGCTTCATGGTACAGAACCCACTATCTAAATGAATGGTGTTCCGATGATGATTTATTAATAATCAAGTTGGACAAGGATCAAAGGAATTATGCAGATATATTACCTCAAGATAAACGATGGTTCTATGTGTTGGGCGTGGATTTGGGATACAACGACGCGACAGCTTTTTCCGTTATTGCCTACACTCCTAAGCACCCCAAGGCATACGTTATCCATGCAAGCAAAGAATCGGAACTTGACTTCACGGGTGTTGCCAAACAGATACGAAATATCCAGCGCAAATTTCAGATTACAAAGATCATTATTGACGGTGCAAACAAACAAGGTGTTGAAGAGATTAAAAATCACCACCAGATACCGCTACACTCAGCCGAGAAAAGCGACAAGGCTACCTATTTACGGCTGCTCCGAGATGATGTTTTAGAAGCAAGGTTAATGCTACTTCCTAGCGATACTGGAGAGTTAATAACAGAATGGGGATCTCTTCAATGGAAAAATGAAGACAAGGACACTGAAGACGGAAGATGCCAGAACCATTTATCTGATGCGACCCTTTATGCTTGGAGAGAATGTAGGCATTATCTCTATACCCCTCCAAAGAAAAAACATAACAAAGATACAGATGAATATATGGATGATTTAGAAAAGCGAGAAGCTAAACAACTTAAGAAACAGATAGAGGAAGACGAATGGTACAATCAGTTAAAAAGAAAGCAAGGACTATTAGGAAGAAAAAGGCTAAGGCTGTTGAAATGCCAGGAACAGAGGTTTCTGAAACCCCACAGGATGCCGACATTTGCGAAAAGGGGCCATGCCAAGATCCAAAAATGGAAAGCAGCAGGATAATGGATGATGTTAGAGCTCTGACTTCTCATGCTATTGAAAACAAAATAACAAATATAAAAATTCATGGAATAGAAATGACCTTTCATCCGGCTGCGTTTATCGTTCCTAGTTCTGGAGAAGTTAAGCCACCGAAAAAGCTTACTTCCGAAGAGAAATTACAGGCTGAAAAGGAAAAACTAGAGGCTGATTTATTTTATAGTGTAACCTAGTGTATAATGCCTAAAAAGGGGAAAAGATGAAAGAAAAGCAAAAATCATTCTGGTGGGAAGCTGATAAGGGCAAAGTGCATGAGTTAGTTTTTAACTCTTTAAAGCACTGGGATTATAAGCAGAGCCAGAGATCTGAAGAGAACTTAAGAAACTTTAGACTATATGGAAACTCAGAGGTTTTAGGATTAAGAGCAGGAGAGTTTCAAAAGATTAGATCTTTAAATAAACTAACCTTGAATATTGTTCAATCTGCCATTGATACGGCTACGGCAAGAATTGCCAAAAATAGACCCAAGCCCACGTTTTTAACAGAAGATGGATTGTGGGAAATGGGTACAAAGGCCAGAAATTTAGAAAAGTATATCTCTGGCTCCTTTTATCAAATGGATATTTACAATAAAGGAATTGATATTTTTAGAGATGCCGGAGTTTTTGGCGACGGGATCTTGCACTTCTTTATCAATAATAAGAATCAGATAGATTGTGAAAGAGTTTTTCCAGAAGAAATAGTCGTCGATGAAGACGAAGCTATATATGGAGAACCTCGGCAGATGCACAGAGTAAAATTCCTCACAAAAGACGTGGTGTCCTCCATGTTCCCAAAACACAAGATTGCAATTCACAGCAGTTCTACAGATGCCGAAGGTTCTTTTTTATACGATCAATTTACACCAGATATTATTAAAGTTGTCGAGTCTTGGAGACTTCCTATCATGGGAATGGATAAGAACGGCAAGGAAACGATTCTCGAAAAGGGTAGGCATTGTATATCGGTACAGCATGGAACGATGTTAGACGAAGAATATGACGTTGATTATTTCCCTTTTGAGAAATTTGGTTGGGCTCCACGACTTCTTGGGTATTGGGCACAAGGTATTTCTGAGCAATTGACAGGAATCCAAATAGAAATGAACAAAATTCTTAAAACGATCCAATTATCTTTGCACTTAGGCGGCGTTCCTAAGATTTTCTTAGAGCATGGATCTGAAGTCGTGGAAACTCAACTAAATAACGAAGTAGGAAGCCTAATTTACTTCTCTGGGACTATGCCAGAATCAAGACAATTAATGAATGTTCCGCCAGAGCTATTTCTTCAATTAGATAAACTGTATGCAAGAGCTTATGAAATTATCGGTCTTTCTCAAATGTCTGCCACTTCCAAGAAAGAGCCCGGCCTTGACTCTGGAAAAGCTTTAAGAACTTTTCACGACATAGAGTCAGAGCGCTTCTCTGTTGTCTCCCAAAGATGGGAAGATTTTTACATGAGGTGTTCCAAGAAAGTTATCAAAATGAGCAAACAGCAAGCTAAAGACAATCCTAAAATGGCAGTAAAAGCATTAGGTCAAAACGGATTAAGGCTAATTAAATGGGAAGACGTTCACATGGATGATGATTCATACATTATGAAAGTTTATCCAACTAACCTACTTCAAGACACTCCTTCAGGGAAGCTTGCGGATATTCAAGATCTAATGAGTATTAACTTTTTAAACAAGAGGCAAGCTTACTCACTTCTTGACTATCCAGACCTTAAGGCTGTTACACAACTTGAGACTGCCATTGTTAATGATATAAATGCAACAATTGAGGATATTGTCGACGAAGGGAAATATAGCGCCCCTGAAGAGATCCAAGATCTTGAGTATGCCCTTCCTGTTATGCAGTCGGCTTATTTAAGATACAAGAGAATGAATCTTCCAGAGGAAAAACTGGAGCTTTTTATTAGATGGATTGATGATGCTATTTTAATTATTAACCCACCAGTAGAAGAGCCCACCATTGACCCACTAGAAGAGGGTGTTGTTCCTGAGGAGGAAGCCTTAGATCAATTATCGGAAGTTGCACCAATACCGACTGAGGGTGCTTTACCTGAGAGCTTATAATGGAAAAGAAGACTCCGAAGGCTTTGCAATCGGTTAAAGATTTTATCGAAGGCAAAAAGAAGCCCGTAGAATTTAATCACTTAACAGATAGGGAAATAAGGAAAGTTTTAAAAAAAAGATCTGCTTCTGAGATTGAGAAATTTAAGCCAGACATTAACCTGAAAAGAATCGACGCTGTAAAGAAAACGAGAGAGGCTAAGAATCTTTTTAAGACCAGAGCGGAAAATCTCGGAAAAGTTCAAGAGGAATGGAAAAATATTAACTCTAAAAAATTAGAGGTTAGAAAATACCTAGATAGTTCTCAGTCCTTCAGGGATGGGAAAAAAGAAAGGGCTAAAATGTTTTCAACACTCGAACAGTTATCAATAAAAGAGAAAGATTTGTCGTCTAAGATTGAGGCAATTATAACAAAAGGAAAAGGCGCGTTCGCTGAAGGCGTAAAGGTGGATGATAAGTTTATAAAATGGCCAAGAAATAGCCCTTATAGTCCTGACTCGGAGTTTTTAAATAATAGATTCTTTATAGAAAGCGATTTAGCGGACAAGGGAATATCTCCCGAGATAATGAGGGTTAAAACTTCAAAGAAAGAGAACCTGATTCAAGATCATTTGGATCAATTACCTAATACGGTTAGAGATCAGGAAATACTAACAGGAAAGGTTAATTCGGAAACTATTTACGACCCTATAGATATAAGAGATGCAAATATAGGTTTCGATCATGAGTCTGGTAATTCTAAAATTTTAGATGCAGGACAATTTAAAGATCCTTCTCCCTCAAATAGATCTAAAAAAGAAATAAGGAAAGAGTTACTAAGTAGACACTTAAAGGCTATTCCGAAAAATATAACAAAGAAGACAGCAGGAACAATCAGAAGAAAACTCCCTTCTGTTTTACCTTTTGTTGGCCCTATAGTTCTTGGGGCTTCGCTGTTAACTTCAAAAGATGCAAATGCGAGAAATGAAGTTATGACAGATTTTATAGATCCTTCTGGGTCTGATGTAATTGGGGGCGGTGATCTCCCAAAGAACGAATTAGTTAAGAGAAGTAATTTTAATAGAGCGATGAAGCTCCAAAACATGAGAGAAGAAAACAATGAGTACAGAAACGATCAACCAGACAGTAAACCCCTCAGTGAATCAACAGGGAACCTCTTCTAGCGCTTTACCAACGATTGACCAGATTGCAAATGAGCATTTCAATCAAGGTGGAAATGAAGACCAAGGGGCTCCAAGTAATGAGCAGGACCAAATTGTTGAAGAAAAAGAAGAAGATGAAAAACCGGCTCCAACTTCCCAACAGTGGGAGCAATTAACTGCTCAAGAAAGAAATGTTTATCTTGAAAAAGAAAAACTAAGAAAAGAGAGAGAGGAATTTAACAATCAGAGATCTGAAAGATTAAATGGGATTGATGATGTTGTTAAAGAATTTATGGGTGGTGGTGACGAATCGGATAAAAACGATAATCTTCCGGGCTCCGAAGGTTTTGATCCTGTTAAATATAAAGAAGATCTTAAAAAAGAATTAATGGATGAATTTAATGGCCATACGGCCAAAGAAAAAGAGCAGCAGCAATTAGAAACTCAAACAAATGAGTTTAAAAGCTCTATCAAAGACTTTCTAACTGAAAAATCTTCAGAATTTCCATTATCTAGTGGAATGGATCAATCCGAACTGGTTTTTAATATAATAGAGCAACAATATCAAAAGGATGCAAAGGATTATGGCTACGATTATGCAGATAAAAATATGCTAAATTCTGAGCAAGCTTCGGCTATGGCCGAAAAGCATCTTGCATCGGAAATAGATAAAGTGTTACAATCTGAGCACACTAGGGAATATTTATTTTCCGCGATTCAAAAGATCAAAGAAAATAGTATCCCGAAAAGCGTAGAAGAAAATCAGTTAAATAGTGGTAATCAGTCAAATCAGCCGCAAACGCTAACAAACCAAATGACCCAAACAACTACTCAGAATCAGCATATCGACGAAACGAAAATGACTGAGGAAGAGAGGTTTAATAGGGCTTTAAGTGCTATCCCTAAAGGCTAGTGCTAACTTTTAGCGAGGTAAATGATGCTAAATTTGACTAAATATGCTCCGGCATTAAAACAGTATTATTCAAACACTATGGTTGAAAACATGGTGTACAAAGATCACCCGTTTTTAGCAATGCTTTCAAAAGACGAAAATTTCTATGGGGAAGATATGAAGCTTCCAATCATCCATGGAAACCCACAAGGAAGATCGAGAACTTTTTCAAATGCAAAATCAAATAAAACAAGTTCAGAGCTAAAGGCCTTTACTCTTGTTCGTGCTAGAGATTATTCACTAGCTACTATCGACAATGAGACTGCCGAAGCTTCAGAAACTAACCAAGGCGCTTTCCTAAAAGCTCTAACGGTTGAAATTGATGGCGCTATTCAGTCTGCGACTAACTCTTTCGCTTCTGGTTTATTTTCGGATCAATCAGGAACTATTGGGCAAATTGCTTCTATCGCTGTTGGTGCTCCGGTTGGTTTTGATACAGTAACTCTTTCTGATCCTGATAACATTGTTTATTTTGAGATCGGTCAAACTCTTACTACTGCGGCCGCAAAGTCTGCCGGTATTGAAAGAGTCGGGACTTGTACTGTTGTTTCTGTAGATAGAGATCTTGGAACATTCGCTGTTGCCACAGGTACTCTTCCGGCTGCTACCGCTGCCCTAGATTATATCTTTGTTGACGGTGACAGAAACCTTTCTGAAGCAGGGCTAGAAGCTTGGCTTCCTACTACTGCTCCGGCTCCTGGGGACAACTTTTTTGGTGTTGATCGTTCAGTCGATCCGGTTCGTTTAAGTGGTATTCGTGTAGACGGGACGGCTTTACCAATCGAAGAGGCGCTAATCAAAGGAGCTTCAAGAGTTAATAGAGAAGGTGGACGTGCAGACGTTTGTTTTATCAATTACTCTCAATTTGAAAACCTAGAAAAAGCTTTAGGGTCTAAAGTTCAATACATGGTATCTCAGGCTTTTGGTCGTGCAGATATTGGTTTTGAAGGTATTCAAATTAAATCAAACAAAGGGACTATCAATGTTATTGCAGATCCTTTTTGTCCTTCAGATAGAGCCTATATGCTTACAATGAAAACTTGGAAGTGTTACTCTCTTAAAAAGGCAATTAGAATCCTTGACCTTGATGGAAACAAGTTACTTCGTGAAAATGATGCGGATGCAGTAGAGCTAAGAGTTGGTGGATACCGTCAACTTGGTTGTAATGCTCCGGGTTGGAACGCTGTTATTTCACTTAGCTAATTCCAAATAAAATTGGGGCTTAGGCCCCTTTTTTAAACTTTTAAACGAGGTAAAGAATGGGAAAACATACTTATCATAGAGATCATGGATCAAGAGAAAGAGGATCTGTTTCTCTCCATGAAAAAGTTTCTATTGGTGCTGCCGGTGTAGCTACTCCTTTGAAAAAGCTTTCAATGGACGTGGTTAGAACTGGCGCAGGTGTTTACACTTGCACTCTTATCGAAAAATTTCAGGGATTGTTAGACGTTCATGTTATGCAAATTGGAGCGATCCAAGATCTTAGCTTTCATGTGACTTCTGACAGTGTATCTGTGGACGGTAGCTTTGAGCTTACTTGCGCTGTTGCCGGTGCTCCTACAGATCCTTTAAATGGTTCGATTTTAGCTATTAAGGCGGAAGTAAAAAATTCATCTGTGGAGCGATAATGATCGGCCTAATGGGTGATGCCAAAAACACTGGCCAATTAATCGTAAACAGTAGCGAAGCTCCTGCGGAAATGGGTGAACCTCATAACTCCGATATGGGGCTTCTTTCTGCTACCGATGAAATTATGAGCGCCTTTGACAAAAGAGATAGAGAAGCCCTTAAAATGGCCCTCCAATCTTTTGTTAAAATGACTTTGTACAAGTCAGAAAAAAAAGAAGAGCAAAAACCAGAAATGGAAAAAATGGAATCAGGGGGATGGACTTAAAACGTCCTCCTTCTGGTTTTTTATTCTAAGGGGATTCTATGGCCAGACCTACTAATCTTGGAGAGTTAAAAACAAGATGCAGACAAAGGGCCGACATGGAAAACTCTGGCTTTGTTGATGATTCGGAACTTGTTGTATATATAAATGAATCACTAGCAGAGCTTTACGACTTATTAGTTCTTAAATATGGAGAAGACTATTTTACTAATCCAAAACCTTATGAACTATCAATAGACGGATCTAAAGACGTTTACAATCTTCCAAGAGATTTTTATAAAGCGAGAGGCGTTGATTTAATTATCGGCGCAAAAGAAGCTATTTCACTTAGACAATTTATGTTCTCTGAAAGAAATAAATATTCAAACTCTTATTTATACACTTGGGGACAATCTGGAGCATCAAGCGCTAGATATAGAATTATTGGCCGTAAAATCTGGTTTATTCCTTCGGCTACTTCAGCAAAAAATATTCAAATCTTTTATATCCCTCATGCTCCTGTATTAGAAGATGATGCAGATGAGTTCGATGCTATAAATGGATGGGAACAGTATATTATCGTTGATACTGCTATAAAAATGCTATCCAAAGAAGAGTCGGACATTTCCGCCTTATCACTAGAGAAAGCTAATCTAATTAAAAGAATAAATTCTTCAGCAAGAAATAGGGACGCAGGAAGATCTCAGAGAGTTTCTGACGTTTCTCAAAATAATTCGGACTATTTAGACGGGATAAATTAATGGAATTTGACTCTCCCGAAGAAATTAAAGACTTTAAAAAAGAGCGTATCGAAGATAGAACCGTTCAGAAGTTTCAAGAAAACGTGGACGAAACTATAAGCCAGTTAAAAAGGCTTGTTTTAGATCTCCAAGAGCGCGTTTACAACTTGGAAAATCCATGAGTTTAGAAAAAGTTCCAGTAGCAATTAATTTAACTGACGGAGTAGACACAAAGACAGACGAAAAGCTCTCTCTTCGTCCTTCTCTGATGCAAAACTGCTCCCATGCAGGAAAAGGCACACCTAAAAAAAGAAAGGGCTTAAACTCGCTCTCAAGAGATATAGAGGGGGGCGGAACAATTACCTCCGGCAAGTATTCATTCGGCTATCAAAATCAAGCTCTAATTGCTACCGATACTGGAATATATACCTATATTGATTCGATTTCTAAATGGAGAAAGGTTCAAGATCTTGCCCTTTCAACCTTATCTTCTGAGTTTATTTCTAATACTAGCGATAAATACGAAATGGCAGGAATGGCCAAGACTCTAACAGAAGAAGGCTATGTTGTAACAGATTCGACAGAAACTATCCCCTCAAGAGTTTTTGTAAGAGACTCGGAAAGTGGAGTTATTAAAAGCGAGTCAATAGGTGACACTAATCCAATTATAATAAGTCTTTTGGAAAATATTATAACTATTGGTTGGGAGGGTGGTGTTTCAACTAGACTATCTTTTAGAAATCATACTACTGGGGCCCTAGTGTCCTATCCAATAACTGACACTTCGTCGAGATTTGACATAACTACGGACGGATCTTTTATTTACGTTGTCTATAATACAGTTTCTCAGATAAGCGCTTATAAGCTAGATAAAGACGGTGCAGTTATATCTAGCCAAACATACCCTGTGGGGCCAGACGTTCTTCACGTTAGTTCAAACCCTACAGCATTTTACAGCGATGGAGAGATTCATATAGCTTTTGTTGTATCAAGGGGCGGTACTAGGTGGTGCAGATATTTCTCGATTGATACTTCTTTAAATGTAGTCACGACCCAAAGGGATAACTTTCAATTTTCTGATAATTCCGCCGACGTTTTAGCGACCACCGTTGTTGCTAATACTGGAGACACGTTAACAGGTACAATCTCTCTTTATTATTTTTATTATAATTTTAATAGCTCTGAATCTGGAATGGTTGAATTTTCCTTATTTAACTTTCTATCAACAGGAACCACGCCAAGAAAAGGGATAGAGCTTGCTTCTAAATCTTTCGCTTACGGTGGAAAACCTTACGTAATGATAAAACAGAGTTTACCACTAAACATAAACTGGCTTATTGTCGATGAGTTTTTTAATCCTCAAGCTATGATTAACAACTTTGACACAACAGATGGAAACTCTTTTGCTACAAGGACTTTGAACCCAGTAACTTCAGATTACGAAATTGCATATATTGATGATAAAGAATTTTTAAAGAAATCATCCATTGATTTTTCATTCAAAGAAGCGGGGGATTTTGTAGAATTTGGAAAAAATACTTTCCTTCCTGGATCTTTACCTTCTCGGTTTAACGGAGAGTCTCTTGTCGAGTCTCAGTTCTTATCAAGACCAGAGATAACATTTATAAATCAAGATGGTGCTTCAAGTATACCGGCAGGAACCTACGATTATATAGCTGTTTATGAATACACCGAACCGAACGGAAATATAATAAGAAGCGAACCTTCTGAAAAAGTCTCAATTCCAAATGCCGGCGGAAACGGAATAACTATGAATGTAAGAAGCTTAAAAGTTTCTCACATGAATGATTCTGAAATACTTATAAGAATTTATCGAAAACTAGATAGCGATCTTAATTATCTACTAATAGATGAATTTGTAGCCAACAACAGAAACTCTGACATAGTTACAACTACCGATGTTACAACTTCAACAGATGGAAATATTTTGCTCTATACTTCGGGAAACAATCTCCCAAATCAAACAATGCCAGCTATATTGTCTTACGGATTTTCAAATAATCGTTTATTTGGTGTTAGGTCAGAAGATACGAACGAAATCCTTTTTTCTAAAAAGTATATCATCGGGGAAGGGATTCAATTTAATAACTATCAGACTTTGAATGTTGAAGATAATCAAAACAGAAGGACTGATCGTCTTGTTGCCGTTGCGGGGATGGATAATAAGTTAATTGTTTTTAAAAGAAATACTACTCTTGCAATATTTGGGGATGGCCCAGACGGAACGGGAAATATAAATGGCGATGGAACAGCAAATCTGAATGGAGGAACTTTCTCAGAACCTGAGCTAATAACAACAGATATAGGGTGCATAAGCCCAAGATCTATAGTTTCAACAGGTCAGGGCCTTTTATTTCAGTCAGAGAAAGGAATCTATGTTCTAGCAAGGACACTTAAGGCGGAATACATAGGAGCCCCTGTAGAGGCCTTTAATAACCTGAAAATATCGGGAGCAATCCTAATGGAAGATATTAATCAGGTCAGATGGACTACTTTTGACGGAAATGCCATCGTTTTTGATTATTATTATAGCCAGTGGTCTAATTTTACCAATTTTGAGTCATTAGGCTGTTTTATTCATAGAGGAAAAATGGCTATAATTAAAGAAGATGGAAAATTCTTTATTGAACATGAAAATTATGGCGATGATGGAAAATTTATTAAGCAGCGTATTGATACGGGATGGCTTAAAATATCTGGCCCTCAAGAACTTCAAAGGGTTTATCGAATGTTAATACTTGGAGAATATAAAAGCTCCCATAAAATGAAAGTTAGCGCCTATTATGACTATCATTCTTATGCTGATAGAGTTTTGGAATTGTCTCCGGATTCTTCAGGGTATGAGGTTTTAAATAGGCCTAGCGACTCATCTATTGAAAAAGGTGGAAACGATGGAACCTATCAGTTTAACTTGCATTTAAAAAAACAAAAATGCCAAGCAATTAAAATATCTATAGAAGACGTTAACGACGGAACGATAGGCGAATCTTATCAATTAACGGATCTTACTTTTATTGTAGGAAGAAAAAGAGGCGCTTTTAAAACTAGGGCAGGGGTGGACTATTAATCCTTTAGATTATTATAGAGAGCAAGGTTTTCAAATAATCGAATCTTCTCATGGTTGGGCTTCTTACGAAATTATAGAAGATCTCTGCTATATTCAAGACGTTTACATTGATAAAAAAGGAAGAAGAAACGGGAAGGCAACTTGGCTAGGAAAATGCGTAGAGGATAACGCAAAACAAGCCGGATGCACCAAACTAACCACCACAATCAACACAGGTGGTAAGATAAACGTAACAAGATCTTTAAAGCTAATTCTGGCTTTTGGGTTTAAGTTTTTAGATAGTCGGGATGGCTATCTTCTTTTTGAAAAGGATATAAAATGAGTGGAATTGTAAAACCTTTTAAAAGTATTTTTGGCTTTGAAAGAAATGAAGACAGGCCATCTGGTTTTGATCCTAGCACAAATGAACTTTCCCAAATTATGCTACAAAGAGCAAAAGGGGAGCTTCCTAGTTTAGCCGAGGAACAGACAAAGCAAGCGCTAGATTCTAATCTTCAAAATACTATCAGTGCTATAAGATCTGCCCCCGGAGTTTCTCCTGCATTAAGAGCTAGGATGATTGCAAGATCTGGCGAAAGAACTGGAACTGAAATAGCTAGAAAGGGAAAAGAAGCGAGACTTCAGGAACAGTTACAAAACGAACAAAATTTAGGAAACCTTTTGATAGGTGGCCGCGGTCAAGATATGTCAGGATTCCAAAAAGAACAAGACAGGAGAAATCTATTTAAGGATTTTGCACAAGGGGCCGGTCAAGCTATCGGAACCGGCGGAATGGGTGGATAATATGGCAGAAAAACAAGTTGTAACTCCGGAATTTTCGGAGCCTGTTGCAGATGATATTCCAACAATTATGAACGAGGGGAGATCTCCGGCCGTTCAAATGTCTGATACCGAAAGTGCGGGAACCAAAAGCCCTATCAATCAAAGAGACTTGGATATAATTCTTCAAACTTATCAAGCCTCAAGACTTCCGCCTGATGTTGTTCCAGTGGCAGATAGGGTTAATAAAAAACTTCCTCCGTTAAGTGTTACGGATCAAGCTCTGGGGGAGACTGAAAACTCTGGAGAAACTGTTTCAAATGTTCCAATGGGGCCCGTTCAAGCAATTAGCGCAAGAGATATGCAGCAGCAAGGACAGCAAGGCGGTAAAGGTTCTTTATCCGCGCCAGTGCCCGGCCTTTCTCAAGCAAAAGATCAAATTACTAGAGGTTTTCAGAATCAAATGTTAGGTAATATTGATGAAGCTACACAGGCTGCATCTGAAGAAGATCTAAATATTGCCACTGCGGATATTGATTTTGTAAGGCAACAGAAAGCCCAAGAAGCATATAAAAAAGATCTTCAGGATGCCCAAGATTATGCAGACAATATGGGTAATGAGATTCTCGATATTTCAAAGAAGTTTATCCAAGGTAAAATTGATCCTAACAGATGGTATAATAGCAGAACAACAGGTCAAAAAGTTGCTCTGGGAATCGGTGCTTTCCTAAATGGATTCGGTGGTGGAACTGAAGTTCTTCAAATGATGCAAAACGCAGTTACCAATGACATTAAAGCTCAAGAGTTTGATTTTAACAATAAGGGCGATCAAGTTAAAAATATGTATGCCATGGTAAAAAAAATATATGGCGACAGAAAAGACACTGCCAAGATAGTTTACGGGTTAAATCTTCAAAACATTAAAAATCAAGTAGAAGCCCTTAAGGTTAGGTCGAAAGATGGTAGAGCCGTTTCAAAACTAGGAAAATTAAATGGAATCCTTCAAGTTGAACTAGGGAAACTTTATAAAGATATTGCGCTAGAGCAATACAAGGCAAAACAAGAAGTAAGAAAAGAAATGAAACTCAGTGAGGGTCAACGAAAAGACTCCAGAACACTTCTTCTTGCCACTAATGGTTTTAACATGATGTCCAGAGCTTTCAAAAAAGGAAACAATACTTTTGAGTGGATCGGTAATGATGAATATACTTCAGGTATGAATATGTTCACAACAGGCTTAGGGTTATTACTTTCTGGTGCGGCTGTTTCTGAAAGAGAAGCACAGGCAATTAGTAACTTCATTGCAAGGGTTGGAGACAATAGATCTGTTCAGGTTACAAAAATGAGAGAAATGAGAAATCTTCTTCTTAAATATAAAGATTCTATTCTTGCCACTTCTGTTGATGATATAGAAGGGGTATTGGGCGGAAAAAGTAAATATAGAAACAAAAACTTTAAAACGGATTGATATGGCAAATCTTGTAAACCTAGAGACAAACACTTATGAAGAAGTCGACGACAATCTAGTTGATGAATCTATTAAAAGTGGTACTCATGGATTTGATATAAATTCCGAAGTTCCTGTTATTGAAATTGGCTCCGGTCAGTCGGGAACCTTGCCGCCATCTGATGCTGTAGCAGAGATTCTTAACGGAACTTATTCTTATATAAGCGAAGAGGAAAGAGTCCAGAGAAAGCTTCAGGACAAATACGGCGGAACAGGTTCAAAAGTTATCGGATCTGCCGAGAGTGTAGCAAGAGGCTTAACAGTAGGTCTAAGTGATCTTGCACTTAAGGGCGTAGGTGTTCCTGTAGAAGATATAAAGGGCCGAGAAGGTGTCCTTGGTGGTCTTGGTACAGCCTTAGAAGTAGCAGGGACAATGGCCCCTTTTGCTAATCCGGCAGGAAAACTTGGAATCTTTTCAAAACTTGGAGCACCAGTAAGGGTTATTGATAAGCTAGGAAAAGGCTTTGATCCTGTTGCAAGAGCTATAATAAACGACAGGGTTAAAAACAAGATGGTAAAAAAGGCCATCGAACTAGGTGGAAGAGGTTCGATAGAGGGTGGTCTTTTTGCGGGAGCCGACTATTTAAAAGAAACCTCTTTAGGCGATCAGGAATGGGTAGCGGAAAGCTTTCTAAACAATGTAGGGGAAGGCTCTCTTTACGGTCTTGCAGGAGGTTCAATAATTGGAGCTTCAAGCGAGAAGGCGATAAGAGCCGGATCAAAATTAAAGAAAAGTGTAGAGAAATCCATAAAAAAAATAGGTGGTGTTTCCGACTCTGAAGACGGTTTGAGGCTTTTTACAAAAGGTGGGGATCTTGAAACAAGACCTTTATCAAGCGACGTTGGAGGGAAGGGCGCAGAGTTTAACCTTGACCAAGAAACAGGATTTTATAAATACGAAGATTCAACTAAGAAAGTCTACCTAGATCAAACTAAATTAAGTGGCGGAATTTTAGATATAACTAGCCCAGATCAACTAAACGAACTTGGAGCAAGAATAGGAATCCCAAAACTTTCAACAAGGATGGAAAAGTTCGATCCTTCAAAAAAGGGATTTAGGCAATTTTTAGTAGAAGAAAAACTAGCTGTTAATAAAGAGCAAATTCTTAATAATTCGGCAGAAATGCAAATTAATGATATTCAAAAAAAGGGTATTATAAAAAGAATTAATTCTAACAGTGAAAGACAGAATAAATTGCTTCAACAAATTGCCGATCTTGAAGCAGGGAAACAAACTACAGCTTCCAGAAAAAAAATATCTGCATTAACAAAAAAGTTTAGATACAGAAAAAACAATTCTATAGAATTAAGAAAAAAATATAATCAGTTAAGTGATTTATTAAAAGAAGGTGAGCCGAGTAATGTTACAAAGCTTGTCGATAGTGCATTGGGTGATTATAACTCTATAAAGTCTGGGACTAGGTTAGTCGTTAAAAACCTAGACTCTATAGATAGTGCAATTCATAGATCCATAAGCAAGAAATCAGTAGCGAGCGCCAGAGATAAGTTATCGTTTGGCCAAATGAAGTCTTTAAAGCTAATTAGCTCGACGGGAGAGCTCGGATCTTTCTTAAATAAAAAGCCGATCAAATACCAAAAGGAAATGGCTGAATTTATAAGAAATAATATGCGCTCTGATGTTAACAACAAATTAATAAATCACCCTGCTTTTTCTACCCTTGATGATTTTTTAGAAAACATACAAGTAAGAAATGCAGAGTCATTAGATGAAATGACTAGCGCTATAAATCAAATCGAAAATATCATGGAAAAGAACGGGTTAAAATCAAGCCTAACTGGTGAAGATATAGCCGAGTCTATTATCGAAAAAAACTATAGACCGCTTCTTGATAAAGCGTCGGGAAAACCTTTCCCCGGCCTAGAAAGTATTGCCGACGATGTTTTAAAATATGCCGAGAGTTGGAGAAACTTAAGAATAACTGAAACTGGGACGCAGATCCCATTTAGTGTTAGAGATTTTAGAAACGCAAGAATTAGGCTAGATAAATTTCCGGGCCTAAAGCATGATACCCAACAAACAATTTCAAAAGAATTAATAAAAGACGCTAGGGGCTTTATGGAAAACTCCCTAATATCTCAAATGAAAAAGTTTGATGATGCGGGAGATTTTGTAAAAAGATACGAGCAAGGTAAAAAGAAATTCGCCCTCTCTACCGATGCGGAAAAAATGGTTAGAAAAGAAACCAACAGGCAGGGAAAAAATAATCAACTAGGACTTACTAGCTATATGTCAGGCTTTGCAGGGGCCTCCGTAGGCGGTGTTCCTGGGGCGCTTGCCGGTGTAGCTGTTAGAGAGTTTTCGAGATCCTACGGGGAAAATTTACTAGCCCTGTATGCCGATAAAGTTATGAAGTCTGGCGATGCTTTTAGCAACACTATAACAAAATCGGTTAAAGGTTTTTTAAAGTCGACTCCAGATTCTTTTTTTACAGCCTCTATAAAAGGCGCTTCCACAAAAACAGTAGAGGAAAGATATAAGGACGAAATAAAAAGAATCGAAAACGGTGTTTATGACCCACAAGTTTTTTCGGAAAACTTTGTTAGCAATAATCAGGGACTAATATCCGCTCTCCCAAATGCCTCAAATAGTCTTCAGCAAAAAATGCAAGCATCATACGCTATGTTATTAGAAAAAGTTCCCAAGAACCCGTACCAAGGGGCTTATATAAGGGAATATATTCCTAGCGATAGCCAAATGATGAAGTTCTTAAGGTATCAACAAGCTATAATGAAACCTAAAACAATTTTCAAAGCACTAGAAAATGGAAGCGTTAATAACGAGCAAATTGAAGTCCTTAAAAGAGTTTACCCTGTGGCGTTTAGTGTTATACAAATGGAAATGTTAGAAGAGGTAGCAAAAGGTAAAAAGAATGAAATAGGGTTCAAGAAGAGATCTCAAATAAGCAAAGTTTTCGGAATTAAAACGGATCATTATCAAAGTAAAGAAAATGTGATTTTGTTACAAGCTATGATTAAAAATAGTCGTCAAGAAGAAGAAGTAAAACCACTAAAGCAAAAAAAGGGAGATTCTTCTAGGTCTGAAAAAAGTGAAACAGCAGGACAAAGGATGATGAGATAATATGCCAAATGTAGCACCTAAAGCACAGTCAGTTCCAACAATAAAGGACGTTAAGGAAGCTTCGGAAGTTATCTCCGCGCTTAAGTGCGTTTATCTTGATACTGATACAACTTGTGCAATCTCAGATCCTACAGACGAAGATAAATCAGTAACCTTTGGGGTTGCTATAAATAGCGGAATCATTGGAGATCCAATAGACATAGTTAACTATGGTCAGATCGACGATGCTTTTTTCACCTTTACAGGTGTGCAATTGTTATACTTAGGGCCACTTGGAACTATTACAAACATTGCCCCAAGTAGCGGTTTTCGTACAGTAATTGGAAAGAGTCTAGGAATAGGCTCTATTTTTGTTAATATAGAAGAGCCTATCGAACTTTAAAGGAGTTAATCATGGCCCAAAAATTTATGCACCTAGAGGGTGGTAAGAAGAAACTAAAAGAAGCCACTGTAACAAGTGCAGGGGTTGGGAACGCAGGAGATATTCCTGCTTTGGATGCAGGAGGAAAGCTTTCTGAGTCAGTAATGCCGGCCGGAGTTTCTGCCGATGTTATTACAGCCGAAGCCTCAGAAGCTCTAGTTGCCGGTGACTATGTTAATGTTTGGAATGATGGCGGAACACTTAAAGCCAGAAAAGCTGATAACTCAAACGGAAGGGATGCAATTGGCTACGTTAAGGCAGGATTCGCAGTAACGGAAACGGCCGAAATTTACAACGAAGGCCCGAACGCAAATGCTCCCACTGGAACTGTTGGAGATAGAGCTTACTTAGGGACTGCCGGTGGTGTTATCACTACTCCGCTAGATCCTGCGACTGACGGTGGGAAGATTCACCAGTATATCGGAAAGTATGTAGGCGCTAACGAGATCAATATGGATCTTCAAGATTGTATTGTTCTTTAAATGATATTTTCAAAAGTTCTACATTTATTGGACGGAAAAAAGAAAAGCCAGTGGATATGGAATATTCTTCTTTTCGTCCGTAGAACTTTTACATCGGACGAGGATATAAAAATCCCTTCTGATAAAGTTCTGACTCTCCATTCTCCCATTATGGATGGAGAGCTTTACATTGATGGGGAGGCTTTCATTGAGTGACGGAACAATAAATTTACCACTTAGGGCTACTCCTCCAGATCCTCCAACAATAGGAAGGGTTAAGATTTGGGCAAGTTCTACCGATGGGAAGCCAAGAATTACCGATGAGAATGGAGTTACTAGCAGTTTTGAGCCCGCCTACGGAAGTCTTTATTTTTCATCTTATCGGGATACTTTTGATTCTAACAATTCAACGACCCCAGAGCTTTATCATTCCCTTGCTTATACTGGTGCTGATATAGATCCACTTGCAGAATATGAAATAAGCGCTCATTTTGTATGGAATCACTCCAGTGCATCAAACGATATAATATGCGATCTTGAGTTAAACGGATCTCCAATAGGTGAAGAATTTAGAGTTGAACCTAAAGACACTGGGACGGATCAGAGAATCCATGCCCCGATGAAATACAAAGTAACAGGGGCGGAACTTGCTACAACCAACGGAAACATTGATTTCTATTTTAGAGCAAGTTCAGGCGGAAACACTTCAAGAATGTATTTCTGCTTACTAACTATTTTGAGGGTTAAGTAATGCAAACATATAACTACACAAAAGCAGTAGATCCAGAAGTTCTTCAGGAGGCTATTCAACTTAGAACAACTTTAAGAAATTTCTTTGTTAGTTGTTCAGTGGTTTTGCTTTCTGATGGGTCAGCCTTTCCAGATAACGTAGAGATAATTTTTTCAAAGGTTCTCGAATCCTCGGAAGAGGATCAAGTCATTTCTATAATAAATGAAATGGGCCCTACTTATGATCTTATAATAAGAAAAAGTATTGAAAGAAATACTATGAAATGGGCGATGGAAAAAGGTAAAGAGATTCTTGCGCAATTCGCTTCAAGTAATTTATATATGCAAAAAACAGATGCTCAGATAGAGGCCCTTGTTACAGAGTATCCAGATCTTATTCATTCTCTTGTAACTGGATCATTAAAAACGGCCTATATTACTTTTTTATCAATGACTCCAGATGATAATATTTCTCAGCCAGAAATAGACGAATTTTCAACTAGACTGGCCATAATTCTAGGGATTCCTGCATGACTGAAACATGGTGGTTTTTAACAATTATTGCATTAGTTTTAATTATTTTCGATATTTATATAATAAAGAAAAAAGGAAAAAGTGGATCTATTTCCGCAAGTGTAATAAGGGTTGTTAATAAAAACAGAAAAGAGTTTTTCATAGTTTTATCAATAGGAATTGTTCTTGGACATTTATTTTGGTCGATGCCGACTGAATCTGTTTACAAAAATGTTAAATGCGAAAAGGTGAAGATTGGCGACTCTTAAAAAGAAAGATGATATTTTATGCCTAGAAATCCAACTGGGCGACGGTGACAAGAGGCCGACAACTAGGGTTTTTTCTCGAATTGAAGAACTAGATGGAACTATTGTGGAACCAGAGTTTGAATTATTATCTACTGGTGATGGGTCTTACACAGATGAAACAAAAAAGATGCCTGAGTTGGACTGCATAAAAGTTCTGTATTTTATTAGAAAGAACGCAACTACTCCTTCTAATTTTTACGACCCTAATTTTTTATCTGAGGTTTTTATGAGAGATACAATAGGCGAATTAGTAAAAGAAAATCTAAATGTTAAGATCTCAAGTATTATAAAGCCTTCAAATACTAAAACTTCTATCGTTTACGAAAAAGGAATTAGTGCTAACATTGAAGAGAAGAAGATAATTGTCGAAATTGAAAAGAAAACAATAACCGGAGTTATAGATGGCTGAAAAATTAATAATTGGATCTAAGGAAGAATTTTCTATTTTCCTTAAAAATGAAGATGGAAGTGCTTTTGATTTAAGTGATTATGTTACGGGGCCGGGTGATGTTGAAATTTGCATACCTACGGAAACTCCAGTTAGTTTAACAATTGGTTCTGGTGTATCTGTTCCCACTCCTTCAAATGGAGAGATTAAGGGATCTTTAACGGCCACACAAACTTCAGGCATGGAAGAAGGGACTTATGCTATTGATATTGTTCTGAAACCTACCGCGGAACCAACTAACCCGACTATTATTAAATTAACTTCAGCGTTGAGCCTAGAAGCTAGAGCGTGTTAATATAAATTCATAAGCCTATCGGGATAAAACCTGTTAACTGACAAAAGAGGAAAAAATAATGGCAAGAAAGCACGTCACACCAGAAAAACAGGTCTTTGATAACTTCGACCTTTCAGCAGCAGGAACTTCAATAGAAACAGACTGCGAACAATTAGACAGAATTAGATATGATTTAAACTGGACGGGGGCCCCTATTGGGAATATCTCTGTTCAAGTTTCAAATACAAAAGCAGTAGGAAGTTGGAAAACGCTAGGAATAGATCCTTCCCTTGATATTGTCGGAATTGCGGGATCTGCCGAGATAGACATTGAAAATATTTGTTGGAAATATGTCAGGCTATCTTGGAGCTTTTCTGGTGGAACTGGAAACTTAAACGCTTTTTATAAAGCTCATTCTTTAGGGGCATAACATGACTTATCACAAATACCCACCATTAGCATTAAACGGGGGAGCCGTTTCAAATACTGTTGTTGATAAAATTACAGGTATTGGATCTGACGGAGCTTTTGAAGTTACTGGCGCTAATCTTATTCCAAGATCTTCAAGCCTAACAGGGCTTCAGGTTAACGTAGGTTTATCAGGTGACATAACAGGGATACAGGTTATTTCTGACATTGGAGAATTTGTAAACATTTACTCTGATAATGCTTGCACTAATCATCTAGCAACAATGGTTTTAACTCCTGATGAAACAGTTCCTTTAGTTTTGCCCGCTGGAACAGAGATTCACTTAAGGGCGGTAAAAGATGAAGACATAGATCAACCTGAATCTTATTTAGCTATGAACTTTCTGGGGTAAAAATGAAATTTAATAAAAAAGATATATTAGCGTTTTGCATAGTCCTTCTTGGTGTACTTCTTATGACAGAAATCCAAGCAGGAACAGGGGCAATCCCTTCTGGGCCTGATGTTAAAATGCTAAAAAATAGTATTCGCTTTAAAAAAGATAAAGTTAGAATTATTGCGAATGATACTGATAGTCCTATCGCTGTTGCAAAAGATGGGGACATAGGGTCTGCATACATCAAGAAAGATGATGGTGTCTGGTATAAAAAAACTGATGGTGGAGCCACTGTAAATTGGCAAACTTTTATTTTTGGGGCAATAGGTTTATCTGGTTTAGATAATTGCGTTCCAAGATGGGATGTTGGAACAGGCGTTCTTCAGGATTCTTTATTTTGCATTGATGATTTAGGGGTAGGGACGGGGTTAACTGGTTTATTTGTAGATGGAACTGGTCATTTTGATACTCTTCACATTGGGGCCCCTAGCTCTACAATAACTGCCAATATGCAGTTTGAAGTAGACAATATTTCAAATGCTCCAATACTTCAGGTGTCGGACTCGGGGAATGTTATCTTTACTAGCCCTACGGCCAGCAAGCCTCTTCAGTTGGATGGATCTAATGTTCTTTATTCGGGTGATATTAATGCCACTATTGATATTGACGGGATTCTTCCTGTTGAGCATGGCGGGTCTGGTCTTGATGCTAGTTCAGCAAGTAGCGGTCAAATTCTTATCGGGAACGGAACAGGATTCGATCTAAATGTAGTATCTGGAACAGCTAATCAGGTTATTGTTTCAAATTCCCCAGGGGGAATTACTTTTTCTACTCCCCAAGATATTCACCTTGGAGCTAGTCCAACTTTTGTAAGTGGGACTTATACAGGATTACTTGCTAATGCTTTCGTTAGAACAGATGGTGCAAACGGGTTAACTTCTACAAGCACAGTGGATCTTTCCGCCGACGTTTCAAGTATTTTACCGCAAGTTAATGGCGGTATTGGATTCGATGGAACCACAGCGACAGATGGACAACTTTTGATAGGTGACTCGGGGACGGGCTTCGTTTCCTCTACACTTACAGGAACTTTAAATCAGGTAAATGTTTTAAATGGCGCAGGATCAATAATTCTATCATTACCGCAGGACATACACACAGCCGCTAGCCCTTCGTTTACGACAGTTTTAGCCACTGACTTAACTACTGGTGGGGTTGTTTTTTCTGGAGCTTCTAGCGAGCTTTTAGATGATCCTAATAGTTTTTTCTGGGATGATTCATCGAAATCATTAAGTATTGGAACAAGTTCAACTTTTAACTCGGCCATTCTAAATATAGAAAGCACTTCAAAAGGTGTTCTTTTACCAAGAATGACAAGCGCCCAGAGAGTTGCCGTTTCTCCTTCAGAGACAGGAAATTTACTATTTGACACTGATGATAATCAGTTTAATTTCTGGGATGGCTCAGGGTGGATCAATCTAGCTAGAACTATGTTTGGGTCAAATGATCTAGCTGTTGCAGATTATGACCAAGTATTTGTTCCCATGGATCAAGCTACTTTTGTTAGCTCTACTCCTTCAAATATTCTTAGAATAGAAACAGGAAACGACTCTTTCTTAAGTAATGGTTCTTTTGAGCATGAAACTTTTGATACTGGATGGGTAACTTCAGGAACGGCAACTTTCGCCCTTGAGACTACGGATATTTGGGAAGGTAAAAACTCCATTTCTTTATTTGCTTCTGGATCTCAGTCAGCAGTTTTAGAGCAATCTAAAACACTAACTCAATATGAAGGAAATACTTTAGGTTTTACTTGCATGGTGAAATCTGATTCATCCAAGGTTAAGCTTTGTACTGAAAACGGAACAGAAGAAAAAGATTGTGTCTTCCATGACGGAAGCGGTATGTGGAAAAAGATGCAAGCAATTATGATGGTAGACTCTACCGGAGTAATGAAGGGCTCTGTTAAAAATATTGATCTTGAAGATGCTTCTGTTTTTGTAGATTCTTGTGAGTGGTCTAATGATCCACTTAAGATTAAAAACATAAATGCAATATCTGATTGGACTCCATTCTCTCCAACCTCTCAGGGCTTGGGGGATATTTATGCCGTTTCCCCTTATAATTTTGAATATAAAATCATAGGCGACTCTGTAATGATAAAGGCTGATTTTGAAACCGGCTCAGTCTCGGCAGTAGAGGCCCAACTTGGCCTTCCTATCGTTAATGGAAAGCAGTTAACTATTCATAACTCTCTATCTCTAATAAATATAGTGGGTCACGCCTCCAGAAATACAGGTACAACTTCCGATATTTTGGTTCTTGCAACAGGTGGGGATTCCTTCCTTAACTTTGTTCAAGATACTGTAGGATTTAAAACGCCTCAAAATGGATCGGATATCTGGGGCAGCACTCAGTCAACTACGGTTTACACCGGATTAATTAAAACAAATGAATTAAAATCCGACTCTGGGGAAATTTTATCCGCTTCCGATATTGTAGGTTCTGAAACAATAGCTTTTCAATTTAAAGGAAGTGGGTCAGGCGCTCTTGATTGTAACTCCGATCCTGTTGGGGCTTACACTACCTATAGCAAAACTTCAGCTTCAAACACTTCGGTTCAATGTGCCGCCGCCCCAACAAATCCACCCACAAACCTAGACGGATTAAACATGGAAGCAGTGGCTTTTTCCGGAACAGGAACTTGCACCACTCCATCAAGATATGATGTATGTATCGGAAAAGGGATCAAGGGTGTTGATTATCAGGGATATGTTGGGGCTGCCAAAACTGGTAACTCCATAGATACGGAATATCATCTAATTTCTGCTGATACAGCAAGAGGTATTCAAGAATCCTATAACTCGAACAGCGGAAAACTTATATTAAATTCAGGGGTTCATGCAAGCGGCTCCGTTACCTCAAGCACTTTTTTCTCTATAGACGATGGAAGCGCTCCTACTACTGGCTACTTTCACTTTTCAGCCTCTAAAAACCCTGTAATTAATTCGGTCCAAACTATTCCTATCGTAGACTACTCTTGGGAGAATGATTTTTCAGCAAGAATTCAAAACAATGGAACTTGTTCTGTAATTAGTCAAAATACACAATTTATAGAAGATTGCACTAGGGATTCTCTAGGGGTTGTTACTGTAAATTTTAAAGCGGGATTTTTTACACAAAGCCCTTCCGTCAATACTAATTTGCTTTCGACTGATGTTTCCGCAACTTTTATGAATCCTGTTAGTACCGCTTTAAGTGCAAGCTCTGTAGAGATAAGGTCATCGGATAATGCAGGAACTTTTGAAGATAGGGATTTTATAATTCATGTCTCCAGACAAGGATCAGACTACAAGAAGCGTGGTTCAAGTTCTGCGATAATTGCGCAGCCTACTTGTTTTATAAAACATACCGAAGCTTCTGGAGTAGATGGCGGATCTTGCGTTTCTGGAACATGGGCACAAACTATTCAGCTAGACACTCTGGAGGGACAATGCTCTGGGGTTTCGCTAGCTCTAAATGAAATCACTCTCTCTAAGGGTACTTGGAAAATTGAAGGTCACTCACCCACCTATGGAGCCGCTGACAGTAATAGAGCCAAAATATATAATGTTACCCAGTCTTCCGATGAGGTCTTAGGAACTACAAGTCATGGATTAGGAACAAATACGATAGCTGCAAGCTTTATTGATGGTGAAATTAATTCAAACGGAACTGACTCCTTTGATCTTAGACATAGAGTCCAGACAAATACTGGCAATAGTAGATGTTTTGGAGATCAGTCAGGATTTGGAGAAAGAGAGACTTACGCCACATTAAAACTAACAAGGATTAAATAATGAAATGGATTCTATTACTACTTTTATCGTTTAACCTTCAAGCGCAAACTGTCAACTGTGGATTAAAAAGCCATGCTGAAATAGATGCTTGCTCTGTAGATGATAAACTTCCAGAGTTAATCAAAAGACTTTTTCCTAGTTATTCCTACAAGCCACTAGGTAACTACAATCAACCTGATACCTGTAATCCATTAACTGTAGACAATGAGGAAACAGAGGAAATAGAAGTTTGCCCAATATGGAATCCAAAAGAGGATTCTTTTACCTATATAGATCAATCTTACAACGAAGACAATCTTCCAGAGTTATCGTTTTACGATCGCTTACTTATGGAATCAAAACCAAGTCTTGAAGTGTTTGAGCTAGATCTAGCTAGTTGGAAATCTTCAACAAAAAATGACCTTGATTTTAAACTATCTGTTAAAAATATGAATAGGTTTAGAAGAAGAATGGTGAAATGCGGATACAGTGAGCCAAACATGGAGCTATTAAAGCTTGAAATAATTAAACAAAAAGACATAACAAAAAAGGATTGCTTAAGTAGCCAGACAGCCGAGCTAGATATTGAAGATTCTAAAGAAGGATTAAGAAATGCAATAATAAAAGATATGTCTTTTGCAAGATCTCTTCAGGTGGATTTTATATCTTTAATAAGATCTGGCGGAAAAAACCCAGCAAAAAACAAAAGACTTCTTGTTAAATTATCAACCGTTCAAAACTTACTAAATGTTGGTGATATAGAAGGAGCTAGGGACGAGCTTTCTTCAATTGCTTCCGATTCTGATTTAAGTCAGGGAGCTAAAGATATGGTTATATCTAAAATGAATAGCTACTTGGGGGAATAATGAAAAATATCAACTGGAAAAGCTATCTAACTGGATTATTAAGCGTTGGAACTCTCGCTTTTCTTGGCGGTATAGTCGACTTTCAAAACATAAAAGCTCAAGTGAAAAAAGTATCAAAAGAGGTTAACACTCTAAAATCACACGATAAAAAAACAGATGAAATTGTCCGCGCTGTTGGTATCATAGTCTGTATGAACGCAACAAAGGAACAGATGCCGAGAGAAGCTAGAGAAACTTGTAAGGCAGTTCTAAAATAAGGGGATCTTATGGAATTTTTACTAGGTAAATTACAATCAAAAAAACTAAAGGTATTGATCTTGGGTATATTAAGCCTAGTTCTTCAGTATTTTGGTTTAGATGAAGCAACTTCTTTAAAATTAACAGGTTTATTTTCTGCATACATGATCGGTCAAGGCTTAGCCGACGCAGGAAAAGAGGCCGTAAAAATTCAGGCGAGTATTGATAATGAGTAAAATTATTGCAGGAATCATCCTAGAAGGAATGAAGACTTGGAACAATGAAAGGCGCATAGCTTTTGAGAAAAAGCACTATGCTGTTTTGATGAGAGTCAAGGATGCTGAAAATAATATGTTTCCAATTTATAACGATGCCGAGCTTGCTTTAGCAAAAGAAGAAGAAGAAGCTTTTTTAGTTTCATATTCTTTAGAGCAAAAGGCCCACACAAAAGAGAAGCTAGATGCGTAACTTTATAAACTTAATATTCCTTTTATTTATTATGGCCTCTTGTGCTTCTAACTTAGATGCCAAGGCCAAATGGTATATAAAAGACGTTTCAATTGAAAAACAGGAATGGAGATATTGTTCATCCGATAAAGACGGCCCCGAAAAAGCAGACAAGGGCTTTTGTAGGATCTCTCAAAAGTGCATTAAAAAGATTTTGAGAAAAGAAAAATGTAAACCTATTCCAATGTTTTGCGCTCATGGTGATTTTGAATGTTTAAGGAAAAATAAATTTCCACTTATAAAACGAGGTAATTAAATGAAGAAAATTTTATCCTTCTTTGTAGTTCTCAGTTTGCTTTTTATGGCTTCTTGCGGATCTTCAAAGGTTAACGAATTAAAGCAAAGTTTCTCTGAGAAAGTTTCTGAAAAAGTAAAGGAAGCGTCTATTCACTCTCTTGGGTGCTCTACTGGTGATGCTGTTTATTCTGATGTAAAAAAACAATTAGATAAAAGCTTAAAGGTAGAAGATAATAGTTCTCATAAATCAGTTTTACTTGTTCAGCTATGCGAGCAAGGCGTAAAGCTTGCCTTTCCTCACTTAGTGGATCTTGGAACAGGAAAACTTCCTGATAGTTGGGTTTCTGATGGTTGCAGCCTTTCTTCTGTTGGTGAAGACGTTGAGAAACTAGCCTTTGAAGTATGCGGAAAATTAAAATAAGTAAATTAAAATAGATAAAATAAGAAGGGCCCCATTAAGAGGCCCTTTTTTTTAGCTGAAAATTAATGCAAATAAACAGATTATTATAAAGATTATAAAGGTCGTTATATTATGTTCCTCAGTTTGCAAGAGATCCCCCAAGGCTAAAGATCCATTCCTTAGCGGTTGTTTGTTGTTCTTTAGATCTATCAATAAAATATTGCTTATGCTTTCTTTTGTGAAAAGACTTTAGAGCTTTTTTATCGCTCTCAGCTTTTTCGATCTGGATCTCAATTTCTCTATACCTGTTTTTAAAAAATTCTAATGGTGTCATAATTTCTCCTTATTGATTAATTGTAAAAGTTGCGCTTTTTGCGTTTTTAGGTTTTGTGTCTATTACTGCCGCGGCAGTTTGCTCCTTTAGTTCTCTTGCTATTTTTGCCAACTTAGTTTCTTCAACTTTCGGATCTAAAACTTCTGCCTCGATAGCATCTTCTTTTTTGACTACAGGAAGGGGGTTGTTATCCCCTGCTTCCTTGTCAGTCTTTTTCGTTAATAAATTTAGCTCGATTTTATCCAAGCTTTTATTGTCTTGAATTTCCACGTCAGAAAAGTTAACGAACCCTGTTGTTTCTTTGAGAAGGGCGATTTTTTGCTCATTTGTAAACCCTTCACATAATTCACTAAGAAGACTTTTGATCTTGTCGATTTGCTCATATCTTCTCTCGTAGTCGATAGGCTTATACTCGATAACGTCTTCATTGTTTTGAAAATCAATTCCTTCATGTTCGTTTACCACCTCTATCGCTTTTTTAAATCTAACGTCAGCCTTAGGCCAAAATTTATAAGCTCTCTTGATTACTGTTTTTTTAATCATTTCACTCTCAAAATTAACCCAAGGGCACTGGCTAACCTTTCCGGACTTGTAGGCTTTATATGCCTCCGACTGATCTCTTATCTCGAAAATGTCCTCCATCCCCATAGTAACAGTCATGTAAGATCCATCATGTAACTTTGCTACACAGTAAGCCCCTTCTTGCTTTCCTCTATCTTTTTGGAAAGGGTTTAGTTTATGAAGGGGTCTCTCTCCTGCTAGTCCAAGTTCAAAAGTATCTTTCTCCATAACAATATCAACGTGAACCCACACGATTGACCCAGTATCTTGAGCTAGGTGCATAAGTCCCTTATAGGAAATATCCAGACAAACCTCTCCCTTTCTTGGGACAAGGTATGCGTGTTGATGTAAAGGATTTAAAGTTATTCCCGTTCCTGCGATATTCAAAACAGCATTTCTGATAGAAGAAGGATTATTTTGGGCTATCTTTAGTAGATAGCTATTTGATTCAAGAATCCCGCAAGCATAGGCTATTTCTGTTTTAAAGTTTACTAGATTATGAGATCGGGCCATTTCCGAGAATTGCGGCCCTAACTCATTTAATTGCTTAACTAATGGTAATTTTGCGATCTGGTTCATATTTCCCCCTAACAAGATTTGAATGAAAAGTTAATACTTCTTTTACCTGCGACTAAACGTGCAGCCTCTCCGCTGTATTCGCCGTTTTTAATGGCTTTTTTAAGGGCAGCCTTGTCTACTGTTGTACTTGCAGGAATATGCTTTAAAAACTCTACAGGGACTTGATCCGCATCAACTAGATCAAGAACGTCAGCAGCCTTTCTTTCCTTAATAGAAGCAAGAGATCCTTTAAACTCTTTCTGTCCACACTTATCAAGCGCCATGAAAGCAAACTGCTTCATGTTTTCGATTTTGTTTTCTCTTGTCTTTATAAAGGCATTTAACTTTTTGATTCGATCCTTTGCTAGTGCAATATCATCGTTTAGCATTTCAGTGAAAGCGACATAAGAATCCACCTTGTCTTTAATAAGGGCAGTACATTCTTCTTGAAGTTGTTCAAGTTCTGGAGTTATCTCCCCTCCAAGCTCTTCAGATAAACGATCTAATGCGTGAACCTCCTCTCCGATATTGTAAAGTGATAGTTTGTTGGTTTGACTGCTCATTTTGTTAACCTCCGATGGTTTTTTTTAAGTTTTTCTCTTTCTATAAATTAATTAATAAAGATAACTAAGTGAAATATAATAATTAGATGGCAACTATCTAATTTTGATATTGGACAAAAAATGACTTCTTGTTAAAATCTTTAAATCTTTCGCCTTTAGGCTCTCTCAAATCAAACCACATATAAGCCCTATGGCAAATCAAAGGCCAAATAGGGCTCTTATTTAATCTGTTCCTATACTTATCGGGCCTACCTATGTCTAAAAAAAAATTCTTTTCTCAAAAGTTATTAACAAAAAAGACCAGGTTGTTAACATTTAACTTAAAGTTTTCCACATTTATAAATCATTAAAATCATTCATCTTTTTTTATCTTTACTTTTAAAAGCATTTTGAGAATCATTAGTTATTAACATTTTCAAAGGAATGACCATGGAAAGGCCAAGAGGATTAGTTCTAACAAGAGATATAGGGGAAACTATAATCTTAAATGATTTAATCCAAATAACTATAACTGACGTTATTAAAAGCAATACAGTCAGAATTTCTATAGATGCCCCAAAAGAAATTAAAATAGACAGGTCGGAACTATATAAAGACCATGTAGAAATGAAAAAGATCGAAAAGGATCTATCTAAGAGATCTCACCACGAACCATGCAGACATAGATCTAATAAAATTAGAAGTGGCTTTGGTAAATATTCTTTTTACAGGATAACCGCTGTGCCTACTTACTTTTTGAGATATGCTTTAGCTCAAGAGTATCTAAGAAGGTCTGATATGGATCAAGAATTTATAGCTAATATAAAAGATGAAATTAATAACCGTAAAAATCCATCGGAGGGATTAAAAAATGGCAAAGGCAATCGTATTATCCAATAAGAATGGAGTTGTTGAATTTACTTTATCTAATAAACCAAATTATCTAATAAAACTAGATGAAGAGGATTTTAATCAATTGGTAAAGGATTCAAATTCTTATTACGTTAAAGAGTATTTTAAAAAGGTTAAGGGCGAAAAGGTTTTGGCTGCTTACTATGTAGTTAAAAGCATTTGGAGAAAATGCCCTTCTAGTGGAAAAGAAACTACAGATACTCATTTTTTACACTGGGACGTTTTAAAAAGATCTTGTCATTGGGGGTCTGGCTTAGTTGTAGACCATGAAAACAGAGATAAATTAGATAACAGGTTCGAGAATCTTAGAGTCGTGGGCTATTCCGAAAATAATCTAAACAGAGATTTTTCTCTGGGCCCTTCTCTTTTTGAAAGGAAAACGGGTTTAGCGCCTCCAACGGGCTATCAAGTAGCAATAATAAAAAGAACCTACGGAAAAGTTTATTACCAGTGCTATTTTGGAAAGAGGTATATAAAAGCCTCTGGAGATCCTGATAAAATTATGAAAGCAATTGAATTAGATATTAACAAAAGGGAGATTTCAGAAAATGGATGATGCACAAATAGAAGAAAACTTAAAAAAGGCTCAGAGTATTGATCTTACCTGGGCCAAGAAACTAAAGGCCGGAGCGCCTGTTTACTATACTAATGGAGAAGATATTCACCAGTTTAATTTTGTTGGCCATATACCTTCGCTTCTCACTATGGAAAAACAGGTTTTAGCTTATTGCCCTAAAGAGAGAGAGATTGTCCGTTTTAATTTTGGGGATCTTTTTGGAAATAGGGAAACTTTACAACTATATACATCAGAGAGGTTTAGGTAATGTTTGATTGTTTTAAAAGAAAAAGAAATCCAGTTCAGGAGCCAGTTAAGGTTCCAGTAAAAACCCCACCTGTAGTTTTACCAAAGACAACAGATGTAAACAATAAGCCACTTACAAAGTTTGAAGCTATGTATATGGACGCAGTTTATGAGGATACCCACTTTAGGCCGCAACTTATTCATATAAAAGAAGAGTATGAAAAATATACTTCTCGATATGTTCAAGTTTCCCTTGCTACTGGTGTTCCTTCTAAAGTTATTTGCGCAATTCATGCGCTAGAGTGCTCCCTTTCCTTCAATAAGATTCTTCATAACGGAGAAAAGATAACTGATGTTATCAGGAGGGGGACAATATACGTCCCCAAGGGTATCGGAAAAGGTAAAGACTGGACTTGGGAAGGTTTTGCTATTGATGCCCTAGAGAGGGAGAAGAATAAATTCCCTGAAAAGTGGGATATTACAGGAACTCTTGATTTTTTAGAAAAGTACAATGGTCTTGGTTATAGGAAGTATCACCCCACAGTAAAAACCCCATATTTGTTTTCTGGTACTCAGTTTTATTCAAAGGGGAAATATACCGAAAAGAGAAATTGGCTAGGGAAAATTAAAAGCTATTTTGATTACAATTTAGTATCTAAGCAGGTTGGATGCGTCCCTATCTTAAGAACTCTTGGCTATACGGGTGAATAATGACTTGCTCTATTTGTGACATGAAAAGCGCAAATTGTGATTGCACCGAAGGGGAAAAAGTTCTCTTCGGTCAATTGGAAGAGTCGGAGCAGGAAGTTCAAGAGTTAAAAGATCTTCTAGACAAGGCTTTGAGGTTTTTAAAAATAGGAGAAAAGGAACAATGGAAACTATACCAAGAAATATGCCAAGCAATAGGAATAAAGAAGTAATGGCTCAGGCTAAGTTTATCCATGTAGACGGAATAGGCTTAGTCATGGCAATTAATGAATTTAATGAATTTATCAATAAATTTGACCTTAAAAAGAAGGGCGAGCTTGGTAGAGCTCTATATGAGAGAAGAGAGGATCTTAACAGGGCCTAGCTTTTCTTTCTTTAGCATCACATCGGCAATAGCTTTTACACTGTTTGCAGAAATATCTCTGATATTTTGTGGATTGTGTATAAGCCCACCCGTTTTTCTGTAAGTCGGTACTTCCGCAAGTCGGGCAGACCTCAATTCCATCTATCATTTTCTGAGTTGATTTATCTATGTTCCTATTTGGAAGGTTTTTGATAAAAGGTCTTAGTTTAATAAATACTTTTTCCAGAAGATCCACGTCCTGCTTGCAGTATTTAGTCATGATTTTCTGAGCTTTCTTTACCCTTTTGGATACTTTTACCCAAAGTTCCCACCCTCCATTTTCAAGCTTTTTATCACTTACTAACCACTCTCCCAAGTAGCCAAGTCGATTATTAAAAGAGAGAAGGTTTCTTCTAGCCACAAGGCAAGTGTCAATATGTTTAACTTTAGGTAGAGGAGGGAATCCATTTATCATTAATCTTGTTTGTAAGTGCTTCCAGTCAAATCTAACCCCATTGTGAGTTATTACCGCATCTGCGTCCTTTAAAACCTCATAGATGGCTCTACATACCTCTTTATCGTTATTGATGTTCTTATCCCATTCTGGGAAGTCCCAAGCGTTTATACAGTGAGTACGCTTTTTCCCAAATTGCTTCCACCCTGCACAGATTATAGTCGTTATAGTCGCTTTCATTGTCTGGCCGGGATAATTCGATAATTGACACCATACTTTCATGGCTTCTTCAAAGTCGGGGATAGTCTCAAGGTCAAATAGAATGATTTTAGGTTCCATGGATATATTATACACAACTGGTCAAAACTTCGAACATTATCTAATTTTTAGATCACTGGATCCCCCCTGGTATCTAATTTTTATATTATCCAGAGCTGCAGGGCCGGTATAAAGTGAATACATATTAAATAAGCCCTTAACATGGAGTTAAAAATGGCAAATCAATGGACAAGTGCAGATCAAGAAAGATTCGATAATTCAGAAGCTATGGCAGAAATAAGCGATCAAAAGCAGCCAACAACACAAAGAATCGAAATTGACTGCAAGAACGAACAAGCCCCTGTTTTTACTTTCAGAGATATTATAGTTTCTTTTATTTGCGGATACACAACAGCCAACAATGGATGGGTTTGCATGGAAAAAGCGCATATCAATATCCAAGAAGCAGGAATGGATTTCACTTCAAATATTAGCTTTAAGGCTTTTTGCAGTATTTTAGAGGATTTAGAAGAAGAAGAAATTATTTCATGCCATTGGGATATTAAAACATTCACTTCAAACGTATAATATAAGCTCCCCTGCTACATACACTTAATAGGCCTCCAGAATTGGGGGCTTTTTTATGCCTAATGTCAGAATATATAAGTTGAAATTAAAAAAAGGAAAAGAGAGAATTTGATAGTGGTTTTCAATACTAGGGCCGCTTTTTGTGGCCCATATAGCCCCCCGACAGGAAGTTAGGGGGTTTTTATCTTAAAAGGTGGTATATGAGCAATAAACAGATATTCTTCACGTTTCTCTTATGGCTTATTTGTTCCCTCATAGTCTTTAATTTAATAAAATTGCTCAAAGTTATTAATTAGATCGAAATCTAGTTACTTATCTAATTATTAGATAGTTGTTGTAATTTGCTAAAATCTTTAAAATCTATATAATTTCTATATGGCTGAATCAGTAATGAGAAAAAGAGCAAAGAAAAGATTATCACTAGAAGACCGTCAAGACGTTCTAAGTGCAGAAATCGACGTTGCTACACATGAGGAATATAAGCCCAATAGCCAAAAGGTCAAAAAGAAGCCCAGGCAATACGAGAGACAGGGCGTTAAATATGATCTTTATTTTGATTCATCCCCCAAAAAATTAATGAGAAAAAGAAACAGCAAATAAAATTAATTATTTTTCTATCAGTTTAAGAGTTATCAGTTATGGCAAAGAAAAAGACTTCTAAAAAGAAATCCAAAATCCCTTCATCCACAAAAATGATTATTCCCACCAAAAAGCAAAGGGAAGAAATAGTCGATATGGCTTCAAAGGGTTGGCCCTTGGATAAAATTTCTATGGCTCAAGGTTGGAGTCAAAACACACTTTATAACATTCTTAAAAGAGATCCTGATCTTGCCAGAGAGATAAAGGGGTCTAGGTTTAGAGCTACTCATAAAGTTGTTAATGCTCTATTTGAGAGAGCCACAGGTTACGAGCATCCAGAAACTAAATTTGTTTCAGTTTCACAAGGTATGCACCGAGGATCTATTGTAGAGCAATTTGAAACCACTAAACGCTACCCACCAGATTATAACTCAGCAAGATTGTATTTAATGAATACTGCCCCTGATATGTTTCAGGATGAAAAGACAATAACCGTCGACATGAACAAGTATTCAGACGAAGAAATCATGGCCATGGCTTTAGAGATCATGGAAGAGGATGAAGAAGAAGGGATTGAGGATTAATTTATGATTGATAAGGAAACGGAAGAATATAAAAAATGGAGACTCGGTGTTTTTAAGAACCCTAAATATCTAGGTAAAGATATTGCTAGAGAAGCTTGGAGATATTTAACCGAAGAGCATGAGAAAGAAATTACAAAACTTAAATTTAAAATCCTTGGATTGCAAGGATGGAAAAACACAGCGAATATCACAAAAGATATAAATGTTAATATATCTTCAAAACTCCAAGCCGTAGAGGCTGAGAGGGATAATCTATTAGAGGGTTTTGGTATTTTAACAAAAGCTTATCTAAAGAATTTCGACAAACTCCACGCCCTTGAGGAAATTGTTAAGGAGGGGTTGAGTTGTAGTTGTTTTTTTATGCAAGTAGGGCCTACTTATTGTGGAAATTGTGAAGCTAAAAAGAAAATAGACGAACTAATGGGGAAAAGTAGTGACTAGAGACTTCCCAACAATTAAAGAACTTTCAAATTGTTATATCATTCATGTTTTAAATCATTATCAGAATAAAACTAAGGCTGCTAGTGCTTTAGGTATTGCATATAAAACAATGTTCAATAAATTAGATGATATGAAAGCTAATGGATTAATAGAGCATGACGAATTAAGTGATACTTACTTTTTCAAGTCTCAGAAACCCAAGAAGCCTAAAGCAGAAAAAGAACCTACCGAAAAGAAAGTTGATATTAATCAATTATGTAATGAGATCTATAAAGCAAAGTACGGTGAAAATGAAAAAATGGAAAACTAGAACTCTGAAAACTGGTGATGTTTCATATATCACTAGCACTTGGATGAACTCATATAGATCTAACAACAACTTCCCTAAAGAAATGAAGCACAGGATCTATTCAGCGGAACATAATAGAATTATCAACAGACTTCTCTCAAAGGTTAATGTTTTAGTGGCTTGCGATCCTGAAGATGAAAATCATATATTCGGGTACTTGGTTTATAACAATTTAGAAAGCGCAGATCTTGACGTTTTTCATTATATTTACATCAAGTCTCCACTTCAAAAGAACAGAGTAGCAACAGATTTAATAGAAGAGGCGAAAACCAGCAAAAAAGCTGTTTACACTCACAAAAATCAAAAGGCACAATGGATAGCAGACAAGCTTTTAAAAAATTATGAAGAGGTTAACTTTAACCCGTATTTATTCTTTAAGGAAATATGAACTTTATAGACAAGATAAGGCTCCCAAGCATGAAGCCGATGGAGTTACCAAAAATAAGGAATAAAATAATATGCTCCCCTAGAAGGTTTGAGCTATTCCAGAAAGTGTTAGAGGAAACGGGAACAAAAACAACAATAGTTGTTCAGGATAGGTTCTGTTCTGATGAATACGCTTATTACTTCGATAATGAAGGCAAGATAACAACTTTAGTAATGGAGAGTTAAAAGATGGAATCAATGAAACTAGAATCAGTAACATTTTATCAATCGGTACTTTTAAACAGCAAGGGAGAGAATACCGTTCATCATTCATTAAGAGGGCAAGAGAAAACTCAGTGCGCTTTTGCGGATGATAAAGTTTTTATTAGGAATCCAAACTGGCAGAAAGCATCTAAAGATAAGATTGTTGTCGTAGGTCTTCACAATGTTAGGCATCTTAGCATTAATCTTCAGGACTTTATAAATTCTCCTTACGGTGATGTTTTTAAATGTTTTAAAACTGAAGTTTCTGAGGATGGCGGAACCGTACATCTCACTAACGAAGTTCCAGAGCTTGAAGAGATTCGAGCGGAGTTAGATGATCTAGGAATTATCTATGATAAAAGACTTGGTGTTAATAAATTATTAGAGCTTAAAGAAGCTCAGTTAAACCAATAACAAAGGAAAGTAAATGA